TCTGATCCCCTTGTTGATCTCTTTTAGGGTGGCATTTAAATCATTTAAGGTTGCTTCTGCCCTTAGTGTGACCTCTTAGGTTGGTTCATTTTATCGTTTTCTTCTTCGACATGCTCCATTAACATATCGACATAAATTTGTCTCTCAAATGGAATCATATTTTCTAATTCTGTAAGATTCCAATTATGGTGCTGAATCATAGCAAAATTCACTGTATAGTGATTTGCTAAGGAATCGTGACTCAGCCCAATGCGAAAAAATCTGCCAACCCTTCCAGTGTTTTTGTGTCTTTTGTTCCACATTTTCCACAGGTCGAGGTGACTTCTTTTTTTATTTTTGGTGCAGTCTCAAAGAAGGTTTGAATTTCTTTGAATTGTAACGATGACAATGAATTTAAAAAATCATTTACCTCATCTTCAGTATAGTCAGATGTCTTATGCATCTGTTCTCCATCCATGATGTAATCTATACATGCACTTATCATTTTGAAGGTACTGTCAACCATATCAGCCTGTTCTATATCTTGTAAGTTATTTGCCATTGCCATAGCCGGATATTTCATTTTCACTTTTATCTTATCTGTCAAAGTTACTAGATCTGTATGGTTTTCAGTCTTTACAATCTTTATATCATCAATATTAATAGATGATTCAAATTTACATTCTTCTTCATTCTTACAAATTTTATCTGGGTCTGTATATTTTACTTCAATCTGATCTCCAACAGATCTTGCTCTTAGTTGAAGGAAAATATATTCAATGTCAAACATTGGAAGAGTGTCAATATTTAACTGAGACTCTATACAATTATTGATAATCTCTTTCAAAGCCCTTGTCATATCTTCTTGATTCTCACTCTGTAGAGCCATCATCAAGATTTTTTCCTCTTTGACAAGGAAGGGTCTAAATGTGATTGACTCACCAGTTGAAGGAAGAATCAATTTGTGTTTCATTACTGTAAGTTTTGGCAAACTCATAATATACTCCTAATTAATAATTAAATTTATCCAGTATTTTGTTGTTGAAATTGGTTGTTAATTCTAGGTTGTCCATTTACACTTCCTGTTACATTTCCTGTCAACCATCTTTTGTATTGCATGGTTACTGGAAGTCTTGCAATTTCATTTCCACCACCATGAGATAATTGAACTTCAGCCACGATACTAGGCCATGCTCCTTGTAATGTTATTTCGTATGGGACTGCTTCACCAAAGTCAAAATTATCATGGCTATGTTTTCTTATTACCATTCTACAAGTATAATTATCATAAAATTCTAAATTTCCTGTGTTTGGATCTATTATTTTATTCTGCCAGGTATCAAAGAATTTCTTCTGGGCCATGTCATCAGTTAATAAAAATGTCATGGAAAGTTCTTGAAATGCTTGTCTATATGGCATTTGATATGCAACTCCACTAATAAACTTTTCCTGTGCACTTATACTTTTTGTGGGAAGAGCTACATTTTCAGCAAGAATCCTCAAATCTTTTGCTATAGTAGTATTTAACCCTGTGGGTAAATCACTAAAAATAACTTCAAACTTTTCTGTAGTCGCCAGTCCACCTCTGTTTGCTATTGTGGCTCTTAATTTATCTGGACTAAAATTACTTACTGCCATTAGAAATTTCTCCTACTGTCTGCCCATACAGTTTTCTTTGATTCTTTCTGGAATCTCTCAACTGGTAGGAAGATTGCTATTTCCCATTCGTCTGCATCAATACGAACAGTTTGTGATTTTACATGATCTCCAAGATACCTTTTTACACAAGGTACGGCTCTTCCAAATCTGTTCAATAGACCATAAGTTAGTTCAAGTCTTGTAGTCTTGTCATATTTGTCATTACTTGCATATTTATTAAGTTGATCCATCAATACTGCTCGTTCTCTTGGCGGTATGTAGTGTAGATTCAAACCATAAAACCCGCCTGGTGCTCTCTCAAATGGAAAGACTAAAGGATACATATCCCAATATGGTAACTTCTTGGCAAACTTTGGATCATACTTATAGAAGAACATTTTCCCCAACATAATATCATCTTCTGGTTGTCTTTTCAGAAGTTGATTTGGAGTAACTGCTCTCATACGAGCACTGGCACCTGCTTGTTTTGCCTTTTCTTTAAACCAATCCCCTGCAGCTCTTGCCTTTGCTCCAGCTGTACTGGTTTTTATTGCTGTCTTTAACTTGTCGAGAAGACCTTCGTTGATTGCTTGTGCCATACTAATATTTAGTCAGATCGTCTTCAGTTAATATTTTCCAGCCCCATTTTCTATCATCACAATATGCCTTGGCAGCCTTCCATTTTGCTTCATTGACTCCCCATGTCTTAACTTCTCTGATGAATCTACCTCTTTTTCTTCGGTCTTTAGGTGGTACACCTTTTGGTGGAGAACATTGTGCCTTGGGTTTGACTTCAATAAGACTTTCTTTTACTAATCCTTCTGATGTTTTCACTTTTACCCAGAAATCGGGAAAGTATCTATGTCTTCTGCCATCTATTGGGGAGCGATAGGGTATGACTATTTCTTCACTTGACCATTTTAAAACAGATGTGGTTGTATCAAGATACCGCATAAATCGTAGTTCCCATAGAGAACGATATGTGATTGCGGTATGATCTCCTTTATATTTTGATCTGTTCTTTGGTTTAAATTTTCCTTTGTAACTCATATAAATATCTATGTACCATTCTATTCGGAGATTTCATGGCAAACGTATTAAAATATCCTTCTGACCTTGACACTAACAATTTGTACAAGCATAGGATTCAATTTAAAAATAAAGTACATCAAAATCAATCTAATCAATCAAGATATGGTGAGAAGAGTGTACATTTGTATATGCCGGCTGATGCTCTAAAAACATCATATTCACAAACTTTTGCAGATACGGATTTAGGAGCATTTGGTAATCTGGCCAGAAATTTTTCCCAAGATAAGATTGACCAAGTTTCGACTGCCGCAACTTCTGGAAATGTGGACAGGATGATGAGTACTTTGGCTAATATAGGACTCGATAAATCAAATCAAAGAGCTGTTACACAGGCTTTAGTGAAAGGAGCAGTAAAACAAGTTATTGGAGGTGAGACTGGTGCAGGTACTGTTGCAGCATTAACAGGAAAAGTAGGTGCAATAATAAATCCATTTAAAGCTGTAATGTATACTGGCCCCGGCGGATTCAGAACATTTTCATTTACCTTTATCATGCAACCAGAAAATAAAAATGAAGCTGATACAATTAAAGAAATAGTTCGTTTTTTCAAATACAATATGCATCCAGGCTTGACTAACTTAGACTATGATGCAGTTGCAGGAGATCCAATAAGTGGTGATGGTGCACGAGCTGCAAGATCTGAAACTGGTTCAATAACAACTTCCGCTTACTTAACTTATCCAGATACATTTGAAATAAAATTAAAACCACATGGAAAACAACAAACTAATAGTACAAAAAATTCATTGTTCAAAATTAAACCTTGTTTTCTTGAAAGTTTCAATGTAGATTATTCAACTTCTGGTGGTCCTGCATTCTTTGATGATAATGATGGATCTCCTGCTACAACCACTATTGCAATGCAATTTAAAGAAACTGAATTGATGACTAGACAATCTATTGACCAAGGATTCTAATGTCAGAATATTTTTCAAACTTTCCAAAAATTAAATATGATATTTATGGTACTAATACAACAGCACCTGAGTATTCTACTGCAGTAAATATCCTTATAAGAAACAAACTTAGAGATGTGGTGAAGGATGAGGTTTCTATCTATTATCCTTATGTCATCCCAGAAGAAATTCGGCGTCCAGATGTATTGTCTCAACAAGTATATGGTGATGTTTCTATGACATGGACAATATTCCTTGTGAACAATATACTTGATCCTTTATGGCAATGGCCGATGGATTCCAGAGTATTTGAATCCTATATCAAAAGAAAGTATGGTTCGATAGGAGAAGCTAAAAATACTGTTCATCATTATGAGTATATTTGGCACGAGAGAGTTGAGGTAACAGGAACTTCTGACCCAATTCCTGCACAAAAAATAGAAGTAGACTATGACACATATCTCACGATCAATGAAGATTTTAAAAACACAATTTACAATTTTGAATATGAAGAAACTTTGAATGAAGCCAATCGTGAGATTTCGTTGATTCAACCAATATACATAAGTCAAATTTTAGATGAAGCTAGAGGATTATTCAGATAATGGCTCAAAAAGGTGGAAATCTCACAAAAACACAAACTGAAACTGCCCATAACGAACAAAGTTTAGGTAAACAGGTTGGTGAATATAAGATAAACAGATTACGAATTATTTCTCCATTAAGAAGTTCAATGCAGTCTGGTTCTTATGTTGATATTGGTGAGGGGTCAAATGCTACATGGACTGAAATTAATTTCTATGAAGATATTGATACTCCGGCAGTCACTGGTGATGTAACTATTGCAGATGGTGCTGGTTTCCTAGAAGGTATTCCAATATTGGGGGAAGAGATTTTAGAGGTGTCCTTTAGTACAGGCGGTGCAAAACCCGCACCTATAGCAGAAGAAGGTGCAGTTGACTCATCTAGTGAAAATATAATCGTCAATAGGTTCCGAATACATAAGGTTGACCCACCACTCAAATCTAATGAAAATTTTAGATCAATAAAACTTCATTTTGTTTCTGATCTGGTCATGAAGAATATACAGATTGAAGTTCAAAAATCATTCAAGGGAAGTTCTGATGCTCCAAAAACTATTTCTGATATTGCAAGAAGTATATATTATGATTCCTTCTGTAATGATTCTAAGGAAAATCCTGGCTATGAGACAACTAAAAAAGAATTTAAAGTAGAACCAACAATCGGAATATATTCAGTACACGTTCCTAATTGGACTCCATTCAGAGCTATTGAATATCTTGCATCAAAAGCTCAGTCTAGTAGTAATGATGCAAATGGTGCACATTTTGTTTTCTATGAAACACTCAAAGGATATAGATTTGTATCAATAGAAACTTTGATGAAGGGTGGATTTAGAAATTATATACCAGTTGATAGGGATAATGAAGACTTTAGAAGGAGAGCAGGATTTAACTATTTGGAACATTCAAATAAAAGTTCATCGGTTGCATTTTTACCAATCTATGATAGATATACACCAAATGAAGCAAGACCTTCTCATGTCGTAAAATATATTATGAAACCAGAAAATGTAGGTGGAGGTAAATTTGAACAAAGATTTTCAGTATCTTCATTGAATGTTTTAAAGTATCCAGATACTTTTGAAAATTTGCGGACTGGTATGTATGCAAACAGAACAATTACACATGATTTAGTCACAATGTCTGTTTATCAAAGAGATTATTTTTACAAGAAACAGAAAGATACAATCAGAGTTGATGTTGATGGTGTATCAACTTTACGAAAAAATAAAAATAAAACCCCAGAAGATGCTGAAGTTGATATTGATGATTTTACTACAGCAGAAGCTGGTGCACTTTGTTCTGAATATGCAGATTACTTAGACAGACCACAGACACACGTAGCTTTATATCCTACAAATAGAGGTATAAGTACAAAATTTGCAGAGGGGCCGACAAAAACAACTATAAGAAACAGAGAGGGTGAATTAATACCAAATTTAAATTTAAAAACACTTACAACTGACGGAAAACCACCTTCTGCTTTTCCAGTTGAAACTGAAAATAATATCGAACAGGTATTGGGTAAAAGAATTTCACAACAAAAACAAATAGAATCAGTCAGGATACAGATTGAAGTACCTGGCGATTCAGCCAGAGAAGTTGGAGATCTTATTTACTTCAGTCATCCTTCAGATGAAGGTGATACTAAACTCTCTGGACAATTTAAAGAACACAAATACTTGAGTGGAAGGTATTTGATTACAGCACTGAGACATAAGATTACACTAGATGAATACACAATGTTAATTGAGGCTTCAAAAGACTCATACTTATCTGAGCCGTCTACTGGATTTAAGGCAAATATACCCAGAACACAAACCCCAGATGGAACTGGTTATGCTGAAGAAGGATGATAATGAATAATAACTTCATGGGAAAAAATGGATTCGTTTGGTGGCAAGGTGTAGTAGAAGACCGCCAAGATCCACTATATTTGGGTAGGTGTCGAGTCAGGATTCTTGGTTGGGATACTGATGATAAGACAAAGATGCCTACAGAGGATTTACCTTGGGCATTTCCCATTCAACCTATCACTTCTGCTGCACAAACTGGTGTAGGTATTAGTCCAACTGGACCAGTAGAAGGAACATGGGTTGTTGGATTTTATCGTGACGGAGAAGAAGCACAAGAACGAGTTTTCTTTGGAACTCTTGGTGGTATTCCTCAAACTTTAGGAAATCCTCAAAGTGGTTTTAGTGATCCAAGAATTACTATGGGAGAAGAAAAGCCAGGTCATGAGTGGGATGTAAATACTGGTGTAAGATTAGACTACAATATTGAAGTAGATAGAAGAGTCCCAACTGCACCTGCAGGAATTGACCTTTATACTGGAGCTAAAAAACTTAAACAATCAGATATTGATGCAAAGGATGATGTTGGAAATTTTGTACATCGTGAAATACTTGCACATGCTATCGGACCAAACCTCACAACACCAATACAAGTTATACTCAAAGAATATACAACAAAGAGTAGGTATCCAGATGTAGACCATTTAGGTGAACCAACTACTCCCAGACCTGCAAGAGGAAAGTATGGAAATTTTCAAAACATTACTTCAGCTTCACAGGGTGGAATTTTAGGACAAAAAGAGAGATGGTCAGGGATTACACAAAACATTTTTCGAGCAAAACCACCACCACCATTACCTCCAAGCGAACTAGCAACATTAAGAACTACATGGGGAGAAATATTACCAAGTACGATTAATAGTGCAAAGTATCCTTATAATCATGTTCAACAATCAGAGAGTGGTCACCTTTTTGAAATTGATGACACGCCAGGATTTGAAAGACTTCATAGGTATCACAGGGCAGGAACTTTTGAAGAAATTGGTGCATTAGGTCAGAGAATTACAAAAATAATGAATGTAGACCAGACTTTTAAAATGATGAACTCTTTTGAAAAAATATTTGGTGATTCTTTGGTTAGTATTGATGGGGATTTGGATATAGTTTCACAAAAGGGATACCACCATTCCACAGGAACTTTTAATGTTGATTCTGGTTCAGCAATTAGAATGGCAGGCGCAGGTCAAGGTCTTTTTCAAGGCCGTGGAGGTGTTACCATAGATTCTGGTGCTGGACCTCTTATACTCAAAGGACAAAGTTTAGTACATGAATTTAAGGATGCTGGAAATACCATAGCTGTAAGGGGAAATCTCAAACAAAAAATAGGTGGTAAACTTGCAATGAGAGCTGGTGGAATAAATTTAGGAGCAAGAGGGTCAACATCAGTAACTGCTGGTGGTTCTTATAATGTGATAACAGGAGATAATATTAATGAAGCCACAACAAATTTAGCAGGTATATTTGGAGCTCCAGCAAGATCTTTTAAGTCTGGTATTGGAGAAATTATATTTGAGACTGCACTTCCTGGGCCTACTGGTGCTTTTGCATTTAATGCTGGTATTGCAGGATTACTTGGGTCTATTACAATGGATCAACTTGGACAGATATCACTCAATGTTGGTCCTGCAGGTTCTATAGCAAAATTAACCCTTGGAGCAACTGGTATTGAACTTTCTTATCTTGCAGGATTGGCATCAATCGAATTAAATGCTGCAGGTGTTTCTATAAACGGATTAACCTCATCAATGACAGGAACAGTACAAGCAAAAGTTGATGGAGCATTGGTTAACGTGGAGGCTTCGGGAATCAATACTGTTAAGGGTTCTCTTGTAATGATTAATTAGGAGTGATATGGCAAACCCTAAAATTTTTTGGACTCAACCACTAGATTCACCAGCTACTATTGATGAACCGCACATTTTAAGAAATGATTTAGTTACTATTTCTAGGAAGGCACCATCAAGTCCAGCAATTCCTGGCGTAACTGCAGGGGCATACTATGCTCAATTTAATGATGTTGCAAGAACAATTAATCCTGCAAGAGACGCAGTTTCAGAATCGGGAACTTCTGGTGATCCTGGCTATGTTCCTGGCTCACCTGCAATTCCTGCAAATACACAGTACACTTATACGGCTGAAGGTAAGATAGGTTTAGATGGTGGAGTATTTGAGTTATTACCATTTTCTTCTGGGGTGTCTCCTGCAACAACAGTGACATTTACAGATTTTGCTGGTACTGGTGCTTCTGGTTATCCAAAAACTTATAACAGTAATGATGGTAGTCCACAACTAACTGGTATTCCATTGTGTGGAGGAAATGCAAACATAGAAGTACAAACTTCTTACAGTATTGCACCAATGTCAGTTGCACCTGTTTCTGATGGTACGTTTGGAACTGCTGCAATTGGTGCAAGTGTATCCCCTGGCACGGGAACAGATAGTCCAACTGTAACTCCTGCCGGAATAACAGAAAATGGTTGGACTGCATATTTTGGAGATACAACTGGACCTACAGTTACAAAATTTTCAGTTGACACATCAGTTACTAGTCAAGGAGGTGGTGTAACTAATCATGGTTCAGAAAATAGAATATCTGAACTTTATACAATAGGTGGAACTTATCATAATGGAACAGCAGTTTATGATGTTCACAGAGGTTCGATTGTATTTGAAATAAGACCAGATACGGAAGTAGAAATTAAAGGAGGAAATGTTACACGAAGTAAAACTGGCACTGCAAGTTGGGCAGCAGGACAAAGTAGAACATTAACAGTAACAACAAGTGGTGCACATGGACTTACGGATCAATATAATAGAGTTTACATAACTGGAGCTAGTAATACTGCAATGAATGGATTATGGAATGTTGCAACAGTTACGAGTGATACACAATTCACTGTCAAATTATTTGCAGCGCAATGTGGACCAGCTGCAGTTACATCATCTGTCAATGTGGTTACCTATGATGGTATTGATAAAAAGGGGGGTAAGTTAAGAAGTCAGACAGGATCTATTAATACAATACAGAAAGTTATAACTAATAATTCGGGCTCTGGCACAGAAGGTACTCCTGGCTATGTTGCACCATCCTATTCAATTGTATACAAATACATAGGTTCACATGGATTAGGTTCATCTGGGTCTGTCACTGCATCTGCTTCTGGTTCTGGATATTCTGGTGGAACTTCAGGGTCAATACAATTACCAGATGGTGATTTTACTGGTTCTGTTACGATAGATAGTTCATCACAATTTACGAGAACAGTTTTAAGTGGTGCAGCAGGTGCAGATGGTGGAACATCCCCTTCAAATGTTGCAACTGGATTGGATGCAAGTACATTTAATGCAGGTAATGACTTTGAAGTTGTTGCTGGTGGTATGGCAGGAAACAATCAAGTTATATTGAAGGGAAGTGTTTCACCAACTAGTGGTGTTCCATATAGTTTTCATGGAAATACAACTTCAAGTCAAGTAAGCACAATATTTTTTACTGGTGTAACTAGTGAAAGATCGTTATTTCATGAGGCAGGTTTTAAGTTAAATAGAGATACAGGGCGTGTTTTTACAGAGGGTGCTCCATCTACACAACCATCTGGAACTGATGGTATGCCGGGTGGGTTTGACCCAAATAATAATCCAGCTGGAGGGGTAAAAGAAATTGATGCATGGTTACCAAGGTCTATGCACGCCAAGGCGAAAGCAATAGAAAGAAATGATATAACAGAGTTACTAAAAGCAAATACCTCTGGACAACATCAATTGGATCAAATGTTAAATTCTCCTATGGTAGATGCAAATAAAAATCTTACTACCTTGATGACTCCAAGAGAACAAAAAGAAGAAACTTGTTGGTTCAATATTAGGACTGAAAAAAATCAACAACATAGGAGAACTAATACGTTTGTTGAAAATGAAGATTATATTGATAGACAATTTGGTATCAAAGTATATACAAATATGATGAGTGATAGAAATGAAATAATTTTAGATTATATTGACGAATCTAATAAAGATGAGGTTGCAAATACAGATACTGCATTTGTTGCAGATGGAGTGTCAATTACAAATCAACAACATTTGGATAATGGATATGCAAATGGAAATTTTAAAAATCAATAGGAGTTATTATGGGAATGCCGGCTTCAATTTCAGGTGATCCATCTTTAGGTCATGCATTTAGTCCAAGTGCAATTACACCAACTCAAGCAACTGTTTTAATTTTAAATAAACCAGTGCATGTGGTCGGAGATGTAATTGGTGTTCATGTTCTTGGAACATCTGCTCATGCTGGTACTATTGCACAGGCATCAACTACAGTTTTTGCAAATAGTAAGGGTGTTGCTAGAATTATGGATGGTGGAGATTGTGGTGCAATAATTTTAGGCACTGCTGGAAATGTATTGGTTGGAGGATAATATGGAATGGAAAGAAGGTAAACCAGAAAAAGTAGATAATTATGTTAAAGAACTCAATTCATTTAAAGATTCTTTATATCGGACAATTGCCACGTTGAAAGAACAGAAGAAAGAACTTCTGGTAAAAATGGAAGAGGAAAAGACAAAGGTAAAAAATGGCTGAATGGGATAGTGTAGAATTAGCGGATAATGGAACTTTAAAGGCATTAGCCGAACTAGGTGAAGAGGGTATAGAGTCGGTTACTGAAGCATTAAAAGTTATTCAAATTGCTGGAGAAGCTGCAAAAATATTTTTACTATCGACAGTTAATCCTGCATTGTTAGCATTAGTCGTTATTGCTGATGCAATGATTGCTACTCTACAAAATTTTAAAGAATCGGGGGTATTCGTAGTCCATGTTAATCCATTTGATATGCCTTATGGTATGAAGAATGAAGTACCTATAGGATTGGAGATGGAAAAGGATTTAGGGGGTTTAGTAAATTTTTTCCCTTCAAAAATTACAGATCCTACTAATACTGCTTTTGGAGAAGTATTTACTGTAAATGATGAATATAGAAAGAGTTTAAATATAAAAGATTTAAGTACCGAGTATAGAGATTGTAATGGAGAGTACAAAGGGTCTGATACATTTGTTCCCCCAATGCCAGTACTTTCAAAGGAACTTAAACTAGTAGAAAATGGGTATGATCCTGCAACATGGAACGGAACACAACCACCTTTAAATCAAATTGAATTTGGTGCTGAAGCCGGTGGTTTTGGTGGGGCTATTTCATTACCTGAATTTCCTGCAGATGACTGCATCGAACTTTTGGCATCTGCATTTGAAGATGAGGGAGATGTATCTAGGTTTAAGATTGATCCAACTCGTACAAAACCTGCTTATACTTACACAGGAGAAAAGGTAACCTTTACTGATTCAACAGCAGCAGACTATTTTGATCCCACTGGTCTTATTGGTCAAGCACTCTACGAAAGTGATGATACAGATTTATCTGCTAGTGATAGAAAGCCAATAACAACTTTAATATCTTCTGGTAAACCAAATTATCATGGAAATACACAATTAGTTGGATTACAAGTGTCAGCTTTAGCAATGGTGATAGCTTCTCAAAACCCTCAAGATTGGATTAAAGCAATTTCAGCAATTTTAGGTCTTTTCGGGCCGGGGTTTGAAAAATTTAGAGAAAAAATGACTGACTATGCTAATAAACTTAAAGAAGAAACGAGGCCAAAAGATACTATTAGAGTTAGAATAGATAGTAGATATGGTGGAGGTGCTTTTAAAGTTGGAGATATTATCATTGGTCAGAAAAGTAATTATATTGGAAAGATTGTTGAGATAGACTCAGGCTCTAAGAGTGTGATGAAGACAACAGAGTGGTCTACTAATGCAAAATCAGCCTCAGGAGCAGGATTTGGATTTTCAGCATCACAACCAGCAACTGAGGTATTTAAGAAGGTAATAGATTTAAATGCGGATAATAGATTTAACGATAGTAAAATAATTGTTAGAGATTATAATGGAATGGGTGTTACTCGTGCTTTTGAAACTGGAGAAACTATACTTGAGGGAGAAACTTATACTTATAAAAATTCGGAAGGTGATGATGAGACACGTTACAGAGAGAAGGGATTAGGAAGAGCAGCAGATGCACGTCGTTCTGGTAAAGTACTTGCTGATAGTGTAAAACCAAAACGAGGAATTGTTTTAAATCAGATTCCATCAATACCAGATTCGGTTACTCCCGATTTTGTTAGTCTTAAACTTGCAGATATGATTCCAGGCTATGGTGCTTTCTTTGATGATATGATTAATATTGCAGAGTCAATAAAAGCATTTGCAGAAGGAGTGTTGGAAGCAATTCAAGTTATAATTGATGCAATAGATGATATAGTAGAATATTTTGAAGAAATAGCAGAAAATATTATAGCACTAATTAAATTATTAACTCAGGGATTCCCAAATGCTGGTATATGGATAATGGGTATGACTTCTCAAAGTGGAAGTGATGCGTTTGCAGATGCATTAAGGTCTGCCGATAATGCACCAGATGGAACTTATAAAATATCTGCTGGGTTTTGTTTTGTTGGAGCTCCATGGCTCAACCCAGATCCAGTTAAAGTATTATTCGGTGACTTATTGGGTGTAAAGTATACTGCAGTTGATGGTAGTTCTGCAGAAGAAACACTCGCTCTGCAAGAGGGTATAGTTGCTAGTCTGAGCGGAATCACGGATACAAGTGAAGCAGGAGCAAAATTAGATGAAATTTACCCAGATGAAAGTTAGGTTTCGTTATAGATTATCAATCAGTCGGATGGACTAAATAATATAGGAGACTTATGCCGACATATACCAGAGAATATAAAGACTTGGATTTTGACTTTACTGCAAATCCAATCACAGGAGATGTAGCCACAGTTAAAAATGCCACATCAATCAAAAGAGGCATACGAAATATACTTCTAACGGAGAACCAAGAAAGACTCTTTCAACCAGAGATTGGTTCTGGTTTGAAAAATTTGTTATTTGAACCAATGACGGATATTACTACTCAATTACTTGAGGAAGAAGTAAGAAACGCCATTGAAAGTTGGGAAGGTAGAGCTGAAATTTTAGAATGTATAGTGACGCCGGAAGAAGAATACAACAGATACAGAGTCGCTGTAACTTTTAGGATAATAAGTCAACTAGAAGAACAACGATTAGAAGTATACTTATCCAGAGAAAGATAACAAATGGCAGATGTTTCTTCAAAATTAAAAGTTTCGGAATTAGATTTTGATACTATAAAGTCCAATCTCAAGAATTTCTTGGGTGACCAGAATGAATTTGCTGACTATGACTTTGATGCATCGGCTATGTCTGTTCTATTGGATGTTCTTTCCTATAATACTCATTACAATGCCTTCTATCTAAACATGATTGTTAATGAGATGTTTCTTGATACCGCATCAATTAGGAACTCAGTAGTATCAAGAGCCAAACATCTTGGTTATACGCCACAATCAGTCAGAGGTGCAAAGGCATATGTTGATCTTACCATAACTCCTGCAGATACACCTTCAACAATAGTGATAGCCAAAGATACACAATTTGCATCTTCAGTAAATGGTATATCCTATATCTTTAGCACCACAGGATCAACTACTGTAAATGTCAACGCGAATGGTATCTACACAACCGCAAATGTAGAAATAAGTCAAGGTGTCCCTTTGACTCATCGTTACACTGCAAACACAGATAATCCAGATCAAAGATTTATTCTTCCAAATGCAAATACTGATACAAGTACTTTGACAGTCAGGATTCAGTCTTCTGCTGAAAACACTAATGTCTATACTTATACTATTGCAAATGATACAACTACAGTCACATCAACATCCAATGTATATTTCTTAGAAGAGGCAGAGGATGGAAAATATGAAGTAATATTCGGAGATGATGTAATAGGAAGAAAACCAGTAAGTGGAAATATTATTCTACTTTCTTCTCTTATTGCAGATGGTGAAGATACAAATGGAGCATCGACATTCAATCCAGTTGGTTCAGTAGGTGGATATTCAAATGTCACAGTGTCCACACTTACTACAGCTTCAGGTGGTTCACTTAGAGATTCTATCAACAAGATAAAATTTAATGCACCAAGAAGTTACCAAGCGCAAAACAGAGCAGTTACAATCAATGACTACAAACGTATTCTGGAAAGAGATTATCCTGCTGCAGAGTCAGTCGTAGCATGGGGTGGTGAAACGAATGATCCCCCTGTCTATGGTAAAGTTTATCTTGCAATTAAACCAGCATCTGGTCTTACACTTTCAACTGCTACTAAAAATCATATCAAAAATACAATTCTTGCAGGTAGGAACGTAGTATCTGTCACACCAGAAGTTACAGACCCAGATTACTTATACGTTACAATAGATACTACCATAAAATATAATTCAACGAATACCACTTTAACTGCAGCTAGTATTGAGTCCTTATTGACTAATACTGTTTATCAATATGGCCAGACAGAATTGGGTTCTTTTGCAGATCAGTTTAGATATTCTCCATTGATAAAGAAAATTGATGAAACTGAATCTGCAATTGAGAGTAGTTTGACAACAGTAAAATTGAGAAGAACATTCACACCTACTTTAAATGTAGCATCTTCTTACACTCTGAAGTATTCTAATCAGATCCCTTCAGTAAATGGTATACCACAAATTACTAGTACTCAATTTTCACATACAGATGATAATGGTACATTAAGAACTGCTTGTGAATTACAAGATACAAATGGTGTACTTCAAGTTTTTAGAACATCTGGGTCAGACAGAATAATTGTTGCAAATAATGTAGGAACAGTTTCTTATGCAAGTGGAAATGTAGCACTTACTACTTTTAAACCAACTTCGATTACGGATGGTAGTGCTAATGTTAGTATTACTGTTTCATTAGATTCAAATGATATAAAACCTCTGAGAGAACAAATTCTCCTTATTTCAAATAATGATATTACTATTAGTATGATTGACACTGGTGGAACTGGACAAGAAACTGCTGTAACGAATACAACATCTTCGACAACAGCCACAGATACAACATCAACTTCAAGTAGTAGCTATTAATGAGAACAGACGGAGGAGCTCTATATACTCAGATAGAGCAACAACTACCAAGTTTTATACAACATAATCACTCTAAGTTTTCTAAATTTGTAGAAAAATACTATGAATTTTTAGAACTGAATCTTGTCACGTTCAATGACCTTAATTTGAATGAAGACAAACCGATTCAGGAGAGTGATAATGTAACATATACAGTTACAGTTGCAACAGGTAATAATGCATACAGCAATTCCGTAAACAAATTCTTTGTTGGCGGTTCGGTTTCTCCTATACTCAATGTATCTACAGGCATCACTTATATTTTTGACCAGAGTAATTCTACAAATGAAGGTCATCCTCTTAGAATATCCACGACTCCAAATGGAAGACATACTCCAGGCGGTGATGAATATTCTAATGGTGTAAATGTTATTGCTTATGGTACTCCTGGCTCATCTGGGGCACAAACTTCAATTTATATCAGTCCAGATGTAGCAGGAACAGAACTATACTATTATTGTAACACACACTCAGGAATGGGTGGTAATGTTGTTATTGCTAATACTACTCCATACATCTCTCTTGAAAATGGAAATACTGATTCCTCAAATACGAATAACACTTACATTGACCTTGAAAATCCAAATCGTCAGGGTGATCAGTTTTTAAGTGGTGAAACAGTTGAAGGTGCCAACTCTGGTGCAACTGGTATTGTAAGAGGTAAATATTCCACTACACAAGCATACATTGAAGAAACCAATAATGGAAACTTTCAAGTTGGTGAAAGAATTGTAGGTCAAGAGTCCAGAGTTTCTGCAAATGTTACTGCATATCACAGACAGGCTTTGAATGCGTCTAGGAATGTCAAATCGTTCCAAGATGTAGATAAGGCTCCTCTTGGATTTGTTGAATTACTCAGGAAAGAATTTTTACAAGGTGTGCCAAAGGGTGCGTTGGGTAGTAAAGCCAACATGCTCAAACACATCAAAGATTTTTACCGAGCAAAAGGTAATGAGGCTTCTTTTCAGTTTATCTTTCGACTTCTCTATGGAAAAGAGAATGTAACTTTCTACTATCCAAGCACAGACATAATGAGATTGTCTGATGGAAGATGGACTCAAAATAAATCTCTCAAAATTGACTTTGATCAAGCAAATAACTTCTCATCCTTTGAGGGTAGATTTGTCAGAGGTTCAATTTCAAATGTTGTTGCTCTTATTGAAAGAACAGAGACATATCAAGTTGGTTCTACAACTATATCAGAACTATATCTTTCCAACATTGATGCAAACAATGCTTCATATAATGCAAATACTGATTCGGGATTTACATCATTCTTACCTAGTGATACAATCACAACAACCACTACAGATGATGATGGAAACTATGCAACAGCGCCACTTACTGGTATTCTTGCTTCAGTTGCAATTGATGCTGGTGGGTCAAACTATTCAGTAGGTGATGACATTGCAATATCTGGTGGTGGAGGTGGTAGAGAAGCTGGTGTTAAGGTTGCTTCGGTATCTGATGCTACAATTAGTTCATTTGACATAATAGACCCTGGCGATGGTTTCTCAGTCGGTGATGCAGTTACGTTCACGAATGAGGGAACTGGTGGAACAGGTGGTTCTGCCAGAGTCCAGACTATTACTCCAACTGCAAATATATTTGTTGATACTCTTACAATCAACCCACACAAAGAAGATTTACTCAGTGCATCAGCATTTACTGCACCATTACAGAGTATAACAGTCAATACACACGTTTTCTCAAATTCAACAACTACTTTCTCTGCTGGTCTTACTGGAACTGCACCAAAGAAAGGTGACTTACTTTTTGAATTGAGTATCAGTCAATTATTAGCAGAGGATGGAGACACACTTACTACAGAGACAGGTGGTGGTGTTAGAAGATTTGATATAGAATCAATAGCTGATGATATTAATTACAATGCCAATACTGCCAAGTTTGGAACAGTCGTTTCGGTAGATACTGATACTACACCAAATACTGTAATCTATGCACTTGGTTCGATTGTTATTGATACAGTCACAGGTACAAGAACCATTAGAAACTTTGAGAATGGAGAAACAGTATTTGTTTATGATACACAGAGAGATGGAACTGGTTCACCTGCATCTGCAAATGGACATAATGCTGTATTGTCTGATACTGGTGCCAATGTAGTCTTTGCAAATACACCTG